GGGTCAAAAGCCGTAAATAAAACCGGCTACCGGAGGAGACAATTACAATCGTCGCATAAATATTAGAATCGCGGCTATTATTTTCACCGCTGCGAGTAACAAAATTCTCTTTCAATATTGGCAACTATTGAGTCTGCCATATAATCTCGGATATCGACGCCGCCCGCGTACGCGTGCAATAGATACGCACTGCCGGAAAAGCCGGTCTGATAGTCCGGCGGTTCCCAATCCAAAAAACACAGTAGATCTTTATACTCAAAAGGCCAAAGGTTTTGCGGCCAGTAGAGCGCGCTTGTGTCGATTGTCTTATTCGGCGTCATCTAACACCTCCATTAAGGGCACTGTCGGATTATATTGTGCGGTCTCTGTGGCGCTTGCATTGTCATAATCAACGCGTACCAAACTGTTAATTTGCTCAAAAGCGCGAATGTAATCAAGGGTAGACAAGTCGCTGCGCTTCGGAAACTTGCGCAGGTCTTTAAATTTAGTCGGTTTGAATGGCTTGCGTGCCAATTTGGCAAAAGCCAATATGTCCCGATCAAATTTGAGTTTGTACGTAGTACCGTCGATGTGTAGTGTTTGCATGGTCTTAGCCTTTTAGAATTGAACGTAAACAATATTTCCAGCGTTGGTGCGTCCGATAAAAGGCGTTTCGTCGCGTAGATAGTCTTCAACTTGTTGATCTATATCGTCGCCGTCTATATCAATTGAATACGCGGCTATAATTTCGGTCGGTGTTTGCTCTGAGAATTCGCAACAAACTGCGATTACGTCTAATTCGCCGTCTTCGTCTAATTCTTCCAAGTATTCGTAAATCATCCCGAGCGCTTCGTAGCTGAACTGGCTAGCGCGGCCTGCGCGGTGGAATGCGTCGCGGAAATCGAACTTGTTAATAGTTTGTTTCATTTTTTTACGCTCCTAGTAAGAAAACAAAAAACACATAAATAACGACAGCGACAGCCAAGCCAGCGAGATATTGTAAGAAGGTCATTTTTGATTAGCCTTAAAATAATCTACCCATATTTGTATCGTGTCCCAATTGACGCCAAAAGTTGCATCGTGGCCGTTCTTTATTAGCTGCAGTACTTGACGCGCTTCGTCATTGGTCAAGCTATCGTCAATTTCTTGAATATCGGCAAAGTGCCAAGAGATATTTATTTCGTCGGGTAATTTGTTCATGATTTTTGTCCTTTCGGTTAAGCGGTTTAATATTCATCGCCGAAACGGCAATTAGATCCCATCTCTGCACGAATTGAAACGAATTTGCTTAGCTTTTTGATCGCACCGGCTAGTGTTCTAGCTGCGCCGATTTCTTCCAATAATTCCGCGTCTGAATAGCACTCTACAAATACGTCAAAACCTTCCTCGTAATTTTTTAAGCAGTACTGTTTCACTTGATCTAGTAACGTGTTCATTTTTGTCTGCTCCTTTGTTTGTTTGTTATCAAGTACTACGCGTTCAATATAGCATATGTCAAACAATGCTTTACATTTATTTGTAGAAATTTGTAGTTCTGTGTGACGTGTGTCACAATGTAGACTTTCAACGTCCTGAAAGGCACATCATGTTCGAGCGAAACGTCCCCATTCCAATAGCCACTTACGCGAATCGTAAGTACCCTTTCGCTGAATTGCAGGCAGGCGAATCGGTTTTGTACCCTTGCGCGCCGTCAGATAGGCGCAAGGTAGGAAAGGCCGCGTATCGTGTGGCGAGTTATCATAAATGGAACATTGTCGTGCGTTCTGTGCCTGAAGGCGTGCGAGTATGGCGAATTTGATAATCTTGTTGTCATCGGTTGTCAAATTGTGGGTCATATTTTGTAGGTCATTTGCCTACACTTTTTGGCGCCCAGTATAGGTTTTAGCGGGTTGTTGGCTATATTGTCATTAAAAATTCAAATTCAGTTTGAAAGTTATACAGTAGTATTTAAAAATCACTGTATGGATTATTGCAGCGATTAAAGTTGCGTGACAATATGACCCACAATGACAACAAGTGTTATAGAAAGGAAAGATATGGGTAGGCGCGCGTCTACATCAACACGTTATTTTTTACGCAAGTTATCGCCTGCTGAATCGGCAGTGCTGGCCGCTGCCGGTGATGGCGATATTGTCGCAGGCTGGCATCAAGTGCTCGCGATATATCAGGCGCTACATGCTTTAGGTTATCGTAATGACCAGGATGTTAGTTGTTTTATTGATAATGTTAATCAACTTAAAAGCCCCCCTTTGTAATTATTTAACCCCCCTTAAGTAATTTAAAAGACCCCCTTAGGTATAGGCAAAATGGTGCATCACACATGCTTACGCCCACAAGCCGAATGCTATCCGCCCCCGCCCCATGCTTTCGGCTGCGTGCAGCCTGGCTGTAGTTGTCAGATTGCTATGTCACATAACGTGCGTTATGTCAAATGACATAATGCTGCTAATCTGACAATATGTTGGCATTCTGCTATGGGGGGGAGGGGTAGTCTTACTCTTGTAAATATGGGGGCAGCCCCCTACCCACAAAAAAAGTCAAATTAGGATTACAATGCAACCACTAAAAGGAATCAGTAATGAAAACTCCTATCATCGCGGATCGCACGATCCCCACGACGCTTGCTAAAACAGAGAATCAACGCTTGAAGGAATTGAAGCAGATGTTGATCGAGTCCAGCGGCAAAGACGTTGTACAGAAAGTCATCAACATTGCTTTGGACGACGACCACCCAGGTCAGATGGCGGCCATCAAGATGTGCATCGACCGCACCCTACCCGTTGGCATGTTTGAAAAAGAAAAGAATCAACGCAGCGCAGTCACGATCAATATAACCGGTCTTGATATGGCCCCAGTGCTAAAGGACATCGTCAATGAGTGACCTTACGTTCTCATTGCTGCCTTGGCAACAAGAGGTGTTTGCTGACCAAACACGCTTCAAGGTAGTGGCCGCAGGACGGCGCTGTGGGAAGTCACGGCTAGCGGCGACGACGCTACTTATAGAGGCGCTACGCTGTCCGGCTGGCTCGGCGGTGCTGTACGTTGCGCCAACGAACGGGCAGGCGCGGCAGATTATCTGGAACGTGTTGATGGAGTTGGGGCGAGAGGTCATTCAGTCTAGCCACATCAACAACCAAGACATCGTGATGATTAATGGCGCGACGATCTACGTCAGGGGCGCTGACCGTCCAGACACGCTGCGTGGTGTGTCCTTGACCTACGCGGTCTTGGACGAGGTGGCTGACATTAAGCCGGAGGCGTGGGAGCAGGTCATCCGTGCGTCGCTGTCAGATAAGAAGGGGCGCGCTATGTTCATCGGCACGCCCAAGGGGCGTAATTTCTTCTACGACTTGTACAAGTTGGGGCTGAGTGGCGAAGATACGGATTGGAAAAGCTGGCACTTCACCACGCAAGACAACCCGCTGATTGATCCTACAGAAGTTGAGTCGGCTAAAAAGACGCTATCTAGCTTTGCTTTTAAGCAAGAATACCTAGCAAGCTTTGACAATGCTGGTTCGGACGTATTCAAGGAAGCCTGGCTTAAGTATGGCGAGGAGCCGGAGTACGGAAGCTATTTTGTGGCTGTTGACTTGGCTGGATTTGAAGAAGTTGCTAAACAGGCAGCAAATGCCAAGAAGCGGCTAGATGAGACGGCTATCGCGGTAGTCAAGGTGACTGAGGATGGCAAGTGGTTCGTGGTGAAGATTGACCACGGGCGGTGGGATATCCGAGAGACGGCGGCTAAGATTTTGATGGTCATGCGCGACTACAGACCGCTGAGTCTGGGGATTGAACGCGGAGCGTTAAAAAACGCTGTTTTGCCGTATTTAAGTGACTTAATGCGCAAGAATAATGTATATTCCCACATAGTTGATCTCACGCATGGCAACAGGAAGAAAGCCGACCGGATCATCTGGAGTTTGCAGGGGCGTTTTGAGCACGGCCGTATTGTGCTCAATAGCGAAGAAAACTGGGATGACTTCACTGACCAGCTTCTAATGTTTCCTGCCAACGGCGTCCATGATGACTTGCCCGACGCGCTATCCTATATAGACCAATTGGCCGTTACTTCGTACTTTGAAGACGAAGATGACGATGAGTGGGAGCCTATTGACGTTATATCAGGATTCTAAATGGAACAAAACGACTTTGACCAGCCATCTGAGAACGACAAGGAACTGATTTCCTTCGTCGTTGACCATTGCGACCGCTGGCGCGATTATCGCAATACTAATTTCTTAAGTGACTGGGAAGAATATGAACGCATATTCCGTGGTCAATGGGCGTCAGAAGATAAGACACGCGAATCGGAGCGCTCAAGGATTGTTACTCCAGCAACGCAGCAGGCGGTTGAAACGCGTCATGCGGAGATCATGGAGGCGATCTTTGGCTCCGGTGAGTTCTTTGACATCAAGGATGATATCAAGGACATTGACGGCAACCCGATGGATGTAGAGTTCATCAAGTTGCAGTTGATGGAGGATTTTAAGAAAGACAAGATTCGTAAAGCGATTGACCAGATCGAACTGTTAGCCGAGATTTACGGAACAGGCATTGGCGAAATTATCACCAAAGAAGTAACCGAATACGTACCTGCTACTAAACCTATCCCAGGCCAAAAAGGCCAAGCGGCTATTGGTGTGACTGAAAAACCACGCGTCGGCGTGTTCTTGAGTCCGGTCAATCCTAAGAATTTTCTGTTTGATCCCAACGGTACATCGGTAGATGACTGCATGGGCGTGGCGATTGAGAAATATGTATCTGTCCATAAGATCGTACAAGGCATCGAGTCGGGTATGTACCGTAAGGTCAACATCACGGCGACGTATGAGGACACACAGTTAGAGCCAACACAAGAAGTTACGCAGTTTCAGGACGAGAAAGTTCTGTTGCTAACCTATTACGGTTTGGTTCCACGCGAGTATTTAAAGAAGGACGACGAGGAAGTTGTCGAGTTGTTCCTAGATAGTTCAGGCATGGAAGACTACAGCGACATGGTTGAGGCGATTGTTGTAATTGCCAACGACGGGCTGTTGTTGAAGGCTGAAGAATCACCCTACATGATGAAGGATCGTCCGGTACTGACATATCAGGACGACACGGTTCCTAATCGTCTGCTTGGCCGTGGTACGGTCGAGAAGGCGTATAACATGCAGAAGTCGATTGACGCGCAAGTGCGTAGCCATATTGACTCGCTGGCGTTGACGACTAGCCCGATGATGGGTATGGACGCAACCCGTCTGCCACGTGGTGCTAAGTTTGAAGTAAAGCCAGGTAAGGCCATGTTGACGAATGGACCTCCAGGTGAGATTCTGTTCCCATTCAAGTTTGGCACAACTGACGGCAGCAACATCACAACTGCTCAGAATTTTGAGCGTATGCTGTTGCAAGCGACAGGCACGCTGGACTCACAGGGCATGGTCAGTCAAGTTGCGCGTGATGGCGGCCAAGGCGGCATGTCTATGGCCGTGGCATCCATCATTAAGAAGTACAAACGCACACTGGTGAACTTTCAGGAAGACTTCCTGATCCCGTTTATCAAAAAAGCAGCATTTAGATACATGCAGTTTGATCCTGAGCGTTATCCATCAGTCGATCTGAACTTTATTCCTACCGCTACGTTGGGCATTATCGCTAGAGAGTATGAGCAACAGCAGTTTATTGCTCTGTTGCAGACTCTTGGACCCAATACGCCAGTGCTGCCGTTGATTCTGAAAGGCATTGTGGGTAATAGTAGCCTGTCTAACAGGCTTGAATTGATGGAATCGCTAACTCAAATGGCGCAACCTGACCCACAAGCACAGCAAAAGCAGCAAATTCAGGAGCAATTGGCTCTGCAAGCGGCTCAGGCACAGATTGCGGTCAATACGACGCAGGCTGAACGTAACAGAGCCGAGGCACAAAGCACAATAGTCGAGACACAATTGAAGCCACAAGAGGTTCAGGCTAAGATTTTGCAGGCTACGACGGCTAATTTGCCCGATGCAGACGCAGCAGCTAGCCGTGAGTTTGATAAACGGGCAAAGATTGCTGAATTGATGCTCAAAGAAGCGGATATTAAGAACAAGTCTAAGATTGTTGAGCTGCAAATGGAAAACAAACGGGCAAATATTCGCAAAACGGAAAATGATTTCTTAGATCAGCTAGCGGGAGAGTTGAAATGAATCTCGACGCAATGACTGATGAAGAAAAAATGGACGCTTTGGATAGAATCCAAGAGTCCATTCGTCAAAATAAAGAAATTCAGAAGCAAAAAATAGCGGCTAATGTAGATCTAGTTATTCAGGCGCTTAAAAAAATTGAATCTGATATTCAGAGTAAGTATGACGGCGTAACTGCGGCTATTGAAACGCGTGTAGCCAATATCAAAGACGGCCGCGATGGCCGTGATGGTATTGACGGTAAAAATGGACGTGATGGGCTACCTGGCAAAGATGGTTTGCCTGGTCCACGCGGCTTAGATGGTAAAGATGGCGTCAATGGGTTAGATGGCGTTGATGGAGTGTCCGTTGTAGACGCTCGCATCGACTTTGACGGGTCGTTAGTAATTTATCTATCTAGTGGACGCGAGATTAACGTAGGTGAAGTAGTGCCTATGGATCTTGCTGAACGAATAAAAGTTATTACTAATGGCGGTGGCACATCACAATCTGTTTTAGATACGCTGGCTAGTCTACAGACACAGATTAATAATATCTCTACAGGTAATATAACTAGCATTGCTTCCGCAGACGGAAGCGTAACTGTTACTAATGTATCTGGTGCAATAGATTTGTCCGTTGCTGTTGCTGCTTCCACTACTAATGTAATTGTTCAAGTACGTAATGTTACAGGCGCTACGCTTACTAAAGGTACTGTAGTCTATATTAACGGTGTTACAGGCCAAATTCCTACCGTTACTAAAGCCATTGCATCTGCCGATAGCACGTCCGCGCAGACTTTAGGTGTTATGTCTGCTGATTTGGCTAATAACTCTAATGGCTATGTAACCATTATTGGCTTAATCACTAACGTCAATACTTCCGCGTATACAGACGGAGAGCAGTTATATCTTAGCGGTACAACAGCAGGCGCGCTTACTGGTACTAAGCCTTACGCCCCTACTCATCTTGTTTATGTTGCCATTGTTGAATATGCGCATCCTACACAGGGTAAATTATTCATTAAAGTACAGAATGGATATGAGTTAGATGAGCTACATGATGTAGCGGCTCAAAACCCTAGCAACAATGACATAATTATTTATAATTCTACTAGTACGTTATGGGAAAAAAGTACCTTAACGGCAGGTACAAATATAAGTGTCACCAAAAATAGTACAACTACTACCATAGGCGTAACAGGTACATTGCCAATCGCTAATGGTGGCACAAATGCGACAAGTGCTCCGGCAGCAATGGCTAGTTTGATGGGTTTTACTTCAACTGCAACAGCAGCGGGTACAACCACATTAACCAATACTAGTAGCTACTATCAAGTCTTTACTGGCACAACAACTCAAACGATTGTATTGCCAGTCACAAGCACTCTGGTCACAGGTTGGACGTTCCACATTTGTAATAACAGCACAGGTGTTTTAACGGTCAATTCATCTGGCGGCAATTTACTTATATCAATTCCGGCAGGCACAACAGCAATGTGTACCTGTATTGGTACGGCATTAACAACTGCTGCGGATTGGGAAGCAGGTCTTACTGATTTTAGTACGGCAACAGGTACGGGTAGCGTAGTTTTGGCTACGTCACCAACACTGACTACACCAGTTTTTTCTTCTATTGTAAATACGGGAACGCTAACGCTTCCAACAAGCACAGATACATTAGTTGCTCGCGCTACAACGGATACGTTGACGAACAAACGCGTAACGCCTCGCGTAGTAACCACAACATCGAGTGCAACGCCAACAATTAATACAGATAACACCGATCAGTATGGCCTAACAGCGCAAACGGTAGATGTTACGTCGTTCACGACCAACTTGAGCGGTACGCCAACAGACGGTCAAAAGTTGTGGATTTATATTGTTGGAACTGCTGCTAGAGCAATTACCTGGGGTGCTTCATTTGAATCATCTACGGTAACTTTGCCAACTACTACAGTTACAACAAACCGTTTAGACGTTGGTTTTGTTTGGAATGCTGCTACGTCTAAGTGGCGTTGCGTTGCTACAGCGTAAGGATAGCTATGGCTACTTGTGCGGTTGTACAAATCTCTGATGGAGTAGTAATAAATAAAATTATTGCTGAGGTAACTGACCTTGCACCAGATGGTTGCCAATTAATTTTAATAGACAATGTGGTTTGCGATATCGGCTGGACGTGGAATGGCGCGACATTTATTCCGCAAGCAATGGAATTGAGCTAAATGGCAACTAAAACCGTATTACTTACGTCTGGCACAACGTGGACAGTTCCGGCTGACCTTGACACAACGCAGACAGTTACTGTTGTTGCTATCGCTGCTGGCGGTGGTGGCGCTAGGCCGACTACTGGTAGAAACTCAAGTGGTGGCGGGGGCGGTGCATGGTCATCATCCGCTATAACCGTAACTTCTGGCGCAACAGTTTTTTGCTCAATTGGTGCGGCTGGCACTGGTAGTACAACTGCTGGTACAGGTGGAACAGCAGGCGGTGATACTTGGATTAATAAAGCTGCGAACTCCGCACCCGCAAGTTCGACCAATGGTGCATTAGCAAAAGGCGGCGGCGGCGCTCCTACTAATAATTCCGTTGGTGCGGGTGGTTTATCTTCAGGCGGCATTGGAACTACTGTTTTTTCTGGTGGCGATAGCGGTGCTAGTAGTGGTAATAGCAATTCAGGTGCTGCCGGTGGCGGTGCGGCAGGATCATCTTTAGGTAATGGCTTTGCCGGTGCTTCAACTGCTGCAAATACTGCTTCTGGCGGTGGTGGTGGTGGTGGCGTTAAAAGCGCAGGAACAGCGGCAGCATCAGCATTAAACAGTAATGGCGGTGTAGGCGGTAACACTTTCAGTAATACAGCAGGTGGTGCTGGCGGCACAGGCAGTGCAACTGCCCCAACATCAGGAACAGCCGGTACAAATGGCGGCGGCGGCGGTGGTGGTGGTGGTAGTAACGGCGGGAGTACAACAGCAGGATCTGGTGGTACTGGTGGAGCAGGCTCAGAATATACAATAACCGCAGGTGGTACGGCCGGTTCTGGCGGTGGCGGCGGCGCAGGTGGCGGCGGCTCTAATATTGGCGGTGCTGGCGGTGCTGGTGGTGGATACGGTGGTGGCGGTGGTGGCGGTGCTGGTGGTGGTACAACTGGCAATGGCGGCAATGGTGGAGCAGGTGCAATTGTTATTACCTACACTGTTTTAGCTGCTAATACAGGTAACTTTTTCTTACTATTTAAATAAATGGATAAAGAACTTCAAAGATACTATGAGGATCGCTTCAGTATGATGGCGACTCAAGGATGGAAAGATTTAATGGATGATATTGATAATATGATTGCTCCATTAAACAATATATCCGCTATTCCAGGCGAAAAAGAATTACAATTTAAGAAAGGCGAGATGTCAATTTTGACATGGCTGAAAACCTTAAAACAGGCCAGCGAACTTGCTTACGAGGGTTTAAATGAAAAGAATTTATGAATTTGCCTGCGGGAGTGGGCAACGCATTGAACGGTTTGTTGATTATGAGACAACAACTGTTGAATGTAAATGCGGCGCTTCAGCCAACCGCATTATATCCGCGCCAAATTTTAACTTAGAAGGCTGGTCAGGAAATTTTCCAACTGCTTACGCAAAGTTTGAAAAAAGACACGTAGATAAGTTAAAATCGGAGCAAAAGGCGAACAGATAAGCAGAAATGCGCTGTTCATGTGTAATCCTGAGAACCAGTTATGGCAGGAAAAGGAACCCACAATATGATTATTGATAACGACCCAGAGTTGCCTAGTGAGTTAGAAGCTGAAGAACAGAAAATTGAGCAAGTTAACGAGATTCCTGATAGATATAGGGGCAAATCACTCGAAGACGTAATGAAGATGCACCAAGAAGCTGAGAAAGTCATTGGTCGTCAGGCTCAAGAAGTAGGTGAAGTCCGTAAGTTAGCGGACGAACTTATTAAGCAAAACCTCGCGTCGAAGCCACAATCTATTGAAAAGGACGAGCCAGAAGTAGATTTTTTTGAAGATCCACAGAAGGCAATTCGTAACACAATTGATAAACATCCGGATGTACTTGCCGCCCGTAAAGCTGGCATAGATTTCAAACGGATGCAAACGCAGCAAAGGTTAGCGCAAGAACATCCTGACTTTGGTCAGATTGTTCAGGATCAAGATTTTGTTGATTGGGTGAAATCATCCAATATTCGTCTTGGTTTGTATGCAAAAGCCGATGGTGAGTTTGATTACGATTCTGCTAATGAATTGCTGTCCACGTACAAACAACTTCGTGGTGTTAAGGCCAAACAAACTGAGCAGACTGGTGAAGTTACCAGAAAGCAAAATATGAAGGCTGCACAGGTTGATAGTGGTGGTACTGGGGAAAGTTCAAAACGTATTTACCGTCGGGCTGACCTAATTCGGCTGAAAATGAATGACCCAAACCGTTACGATGCCTTGTCTGATGAAATCATGCAGGCATACGCAGAGGGTCGCGTTAAATAACTTTTTAAGGAATACATCATGGCAACTGCATTTTCCCCTGCAAATAGTGTAACTACTACTACCGCAAATACGTTCATTCCAGAAATTTGGAGTGACGAAATTGTGGCGGCGTACAAAAAGAACCTGGTTCTTGCAAACGTCGTCATGAAAATGAACTTCCGTGGCAAGAAAGGTGATACCGTTCACGTTCCTGCCCCTACTCGCGGTGCTGCATCTGCTAAAGGCGCAACTAACGCCGTTACGTTGATCGCTGCAACTGAGACCGAAGTTCAGATCAGCATTAACAAGCACTACGAATACAGCCGTTTGATCGAAGACATCGTCGAAGCTCAAGCACTGAATTCGCTGCGTCAGTTCTATACCAGCGACGCTGGTTATGCTCTGGCTAAACAAGTTGATACCGATCTGGTTCAATTGGGTCGTGCATTTAACGGCGCTACCGTTGGTACTGATGACTATGCAACGTCGAATACAACCACCAAAGCCTATATCGGTGGTGACGGTACGACTGCTTACAACTCGACAACCTCTAACGCTTCGGCTCTGACCGACGCTGCCATCCGTCGTACTATTCAACGTCTGGATGACAACGACACGCCAATGGACGGCCGTTTCTTCATCATCCCACCATCAAGCCGTAACACGCTGATGGGCTTGGCTCGCTACACTGAGCAAGCATTCGTGGGCAATGGCGATGCGATCCGCAATGGTGAAATCGGCAACCTGTACGGTATCCCAGTGTTCGTGACTTCCAACGCCGACTTCGGTGCTGGCTCGTCTGGCGCTGACCGTATCTGCCTGATGGGTCATCGTGATTCGATGGTGTTGGTTGAGCAAATGGCAGTTCGCTCGCAGACTCAGTACAAACAAGAATACCTCGGTACTCTGTTTACTGCTGACACCCTGTACGGCGTGAAAGCCATGCGCACTGCGGCCACCACTGGCGCTGCCCTGTCGTCTTCGGCATTCGCATTGGCCGTCCCTGCCTAATTAACCTGCCCCTCTTAGGAGGGGCTTTAACCTATTAGGAGAGTAATATGGCTGCTGCTACTTCCGTAGTATCCCGTCGGGGTAACGACCAATTTCGCGGTATTTTTAGCGATACTTGGGTTGTAAAATGCACGCTGGACGCCGGTTCGCTGGTTGACGGTGCTGGTGAAACTGATACCATTGCCGTTCCTGGCGTGGCATTGGGTGATATGGTTCTCGGTTGTTCTACTGCTGTCGATGAAGTTGGTCTTATCGTCGAAGGTTATGTAAGTTCTGCCGGTGTTGTCTCGCTGCGTATTCAAAATGAGTCCGGTACTACTGTGGACTTGGCTTCCACAACTGTCCGCGTGGTTGTTGCGCGTATGGTGGTATAAAAGTTGGGGGCTTGCCCCCAATTTTTTGGAGATTATATGGCTACTTTTCGCTGCGTCGTAAGCGGTACATTGATAACCTTTACCCATCAGCATGATATTGATGCTATGCGTGGGCATGAAGGTTATGTTCGTCTGGACGAACCAGAAGAAAAAGTAAGCGAAATTCGTAAAGATACCGCATTTGCTGCGCCACAAAAACGTCCAGGACGCCCACGAAAGATTCAACATGTCTGATATTGACCCACGCGAATTCGGTAAACTAGAAGCACAAGTACAAGCATTGCAGGCTGAAGTACATTCTATGAGTGCCGATGTTAAGTCGCTGCTGGCCTTGGCTAACAAATCCAAAGGTGGATTTTGGGGCGGCATGATGGTAGCGTCTGCTGCGGGGGGTGTATTTACTTTTTTTGTGGATAGACTTTTCCGATGAAAAACCTATTATCTGGTGATGTTTGTCCTGTCGCTACGCAAGACGTAAAGACCAATCTTAAAAATCGCAACAATGCGTTTAAGAATTTTGGTTATGGACCACCAAATCCAGATGAGACAAATACTGCATTTTGGCTAAAAAAAGCCACGATGTACAATGCGCCTACGGATACGGTAAAAGGTATGCGTTGTGGTAACTGCGCTGCTTTTATACAAGCGCCAAAAATGATGAAGTGTATTAAAGATGGGCTGGAAAAAGATGAGGAAGGTTTATCCTACGACGACCAATTTATCAAAGCAGCTAATCTAGGCTATTGCGACTTGTTTCAATTTACCTGCGCTGCTGCAAGAACTTGTGATGCGTGGAAATCTGGTGGTCCTATAACTAAGGATTAAGCATGAAAAAATCGGCTAAAATCGGCAAAGTAATGGGTGAATACAAAGAAGGTACGCTGCATTCTGGCAAAGGTGGACCAGTGGTTAAATCACGCAAACAGGCTATCGCTATTGCTATGTCTGAGGCTAAGATGCCTATGCGCGGGCAACGTACAGCTAAAGCTAAGAAAAAATGATTAAGCGCGGCAAAGAAGAATTCGCAGGCTATAACAAGCCAAAGAAAACACCTTCTCACCCTACTAAAAGTCATGCCGTATTGGCTAAAAGTGGTGATGAAGTTAAATTGATTCGCTTTGGTCAACAAGGCGTATATGGTAGTCCTGACGGCAATAAACGCAATGAAGCGTTTAAAGCGCGCCACGCTGCTAACATAGCAAAAGGTAAAATGTCTGCCGCATTTTGGGCAAACAAAGTTAAGTGGTAAGTTTATCTACAGGCTTCTTCCCACTCGGGGTAGGCAAAAGCTATATCTAATAGGGCAAAGAAATGACCTTTCTTGATATGGTTAATGATGTGCTTGTGCGTTTGCGCGAGCCTATTGTCATTACTACTTCCGATACTCCTTATTCAAGTCTCATAGCCTCGATGGTTAGGGATGCAAAAGTACAGGTAGAAGATGCGTTTTCATGGAACGCACTTGGTACATATTCCGTAGTAAATACTGTGCCTGGAGTTTCCGAATATATATTAGAAAATATCGGATCAAAGTTTCAGATAACAGACGCTATAAATGCTACGTCAAACCTTGGCTTAGTACAGATACCATTCGCAACAATGAATAGGTACTTAAATTTTAGCGCATCTGCAACAGTACAAGGTATTCCACAGTTCTATAACATTGATGGCCTTGATCCGTATTCAACTTTTTACGACGTAAAATTTAACGTCTATCCAATACCAGACGCGGTGTATTCCCTTAGATTTTCTCTTATAGCCCCGCAGGCTGATTTTGCGAATGATTACATTGTTCCATTAGTTCCTAGTAAATTGATTGTTCAAAACGCGTATGCGCGTGCTTTGGTTGAGCGGGGCGAAGATGGCGGCCTAAATTCATCAGAAGCGTACGCGTTGTATAAATCAATGCTAGCTGACTATATTGCTTTAGAAGCTACGCGCACTCCAGAAAATATGGAGTTTATTGCGGTATGAGCCAGCCAATTGAAATTTCTAGCATTTCAGCGCCAGGTTTTTATGGGCTGAATACGCAGGATTCGCCATTAGATTTGGCGGCTGGCTTTGCTCTTACCGCAATGAATTGCGTTATTGATCGTTATGGACGTATTGGCGCTCGTAAGGGGTGGGAAAAAGTAAATTCTGCGGTAGGCGCAGCGTCAGGCATAGATATTGAAGTAATACATGAGCTAATTCAAGCTAACGGTACTCTTACAATTTTATTTGCAGGTGGTACTAAGCTATTTAAGTTAGATACTAGCAACGCCGTAGTACAGCTCACTTACGGGGGCGGCGGTACTGCCCCAGTTATAACGGCTAATAATTGGCATTGCGCATCACTTAACGGTATTACATACTTCTTTCAGATAGGGCATGATCCGCTTATCTATGATCCTGCGGTAAGCACTACTACTTATCGCCGCGTATCTGAAAAGACAGGCTATGTAGCTACAGTTCAAAACTGTAATGTCTGCATTTCAGCTTATGGTCGCTTATGGGCTGCTAACACCTCCACTGTTAACAATACCGTTTATTTCTCTGATCTCCTAGCTGGACACATTTGGACAACGGGTACGTCGGGATCTTTAAATCTAGCTAATGTATGGCCTAATGGTCCTGATGAAGTTATTGGATTAGCCGCGCATAACAACTATTTGTTCATATTTGGTAAGCGTCAAATTCTTGTCTATAGCGGAGCTACAACTCCAGCTACTATGACGCTAGCAGATACAGTAGGGGGTATTGGATGTATCGCGCGCGATTCAATTCAAAATACGAATACTGATGTAGTATTTTTATCAAATAGCGGTGTTCGGTCTGTTTTGCGCACTATTCAAGAAAAATCTGCTCCATTCCGCGACCTTAGTAAAAATGTCCGCGATGATCTGATGCGGTATGTATCTGCTGAAATCTTAAGTGATGTAAAAGCGGTATATTCCGAAAAAGACGCGATGTATATTTTGGCGCTGCCAGTGTCAAAAATTTCATACGTATTTGATACCCGTGGTTCGTTACAAGATGGATCTTCACGGGTTACCACATGGGATACCATTAATCCAAAGGCTTTACTATCGCGTAGAAACGGCGATTTATTGTTTGGCAAGACTGGCTATATAGGCAAATACGGATCATATTTAGACAATACGTCTTCCTATCGCCTTAGCTATTTTACAAATCATGCTGATCTAGGCGATCAAAACATAACCTCTTTACTTAAAAAAATAACTATTGTTGTTATTGGTGGATCAAATCAGTATGTAACGATTAAATGGGGTTTTGACTTTAGCACCAATTATGTTTCGCAAAACGTAAAAATTCCTGCACAATTAGTAGCAGAGTATGGCATAGCAGAATATGGCAGTAATAGCACCGTTATCGCAGAATATGCGGGTGGCATATCACTTAACACTTTGCATGTAAATGCTTCTGGATCTGGAAAGATCGTGCAAACAGGATATGAAGCGGATGTGAACGCATTTGCTATATCCATTCAGAAAATTGAAATACAAGCCAAACATGGCAAGATAAATTAAGGATTGATATGACAGACTACGTAAAATCCACTGATTTTGCTGCTAAAGATGCTCTTACATCTGGTAACCCATCTAAAATTGTTAGAGGTACTGAGATTGATACGGAGTTCAATAACATTGCTATTGCTATTGCGTCTAAGCTAGAAACAGTTAGCGGCGGTACAGTAGTTGGACCCGCATCATCAACAAATAACGCGCTCACTAGATACAATGGAACAACAGGCAATCTATTAAAGGATAGCCCCGCTATTCTTAGCGATGCTGGCGCGTTATCCGGCGTTACTATGTCTGCTGCGGTAATTACATCAGGTACGCTTGCTGAAGCTAGGCTTCCTACTACTTTTACCACTACTAAAACTTTTACAGGCACTGTCGGAATTGGTGCAGCTAATCCGTCTGGTGGTAATTGGAATCTTTACTGTAAAAATCTTACGACTAACCCTGGCGCAGTATTTTTTAACGATGACACTACTGCATGGGCGCAAATTAACGTAGTTGCCACAGGTAAAACGCAATTAATCTTATTTCAAAAGTCTGCTACCTCTAGCGTTACTGGTACAAAGACTGACGTTGGATCTATCACAACATCAGGTTCCTCCACGTCATTTAATACCTCATCTGACTACCGGCTAAAAACAAATATTACGCCTATGACGGGGGCTATCGCTCGCATAAAGAATTTAGCTCCTGTTCGGTTTAACTGGATAGCAGAGCCTGAATTAGCGGCGGTAGATGGGTTCATTGCGCATGAAGTAGCCGATGTTGTACCAGAAGCAATTAGCGGAAGTAAAGACGCGGTTTATCCTGACGGAAAAATTAAGCCACAAGGAATTGACCAAGCTAAACTAGTGCCATTACTAGTTGCTGCGTTGCAAGAAGCTATTGCACGTATTGAAGCATTGGAAGCAGCATGAACGTAGATAAGGCGCTAGTAGAAATTGGCGGCGACGTTACTCATCATTTTTCGGATGGGTTGTACGCTAAAGAATTCTTTGTGCCAAAAGATGCTGCTGTGATGAAGCATACCCATGATTTTAGCCACTTGTCTATTCTTGCTAAAGGTAGGGTTGTAGTAAAGAAAGGCGATAGCCTTGAGATCATTGAAGCGCCTGCGTGCATAGAAATTAAAGCGGGTATTGAACACGGTATTAAAGCTATTACAGACTGCGTTTGGTTTTGCATTCATGCTACGGATGAAAAAGATCCTAATAAAGCAGACGCTATTTTAATAAAAGGAAATTGATATGCCAATCATGGGCGCAATTATCGGCGGCGGTTTAGGGTTAATTGGCAGCAGCATGTCTGCTGGCTCTGCTAGAGACGCCGCAGAAGCAGACGCGCGAGCGCGAATAGAAGCCGCACGTATTGCAGCCGAAGAAGCGCGTTTTAGACCAGTAGGTATTACATCGCGTTTTGGCAAAAGTACGTTTGAGTTTGGCATACCAGGCGTTACCGCACCTACTATTGACCAATTCAAGACACGCGAACAGCAATTAGCTGACGCGATGAAAGATTATCGCCCTTCGTCTCAATATTACGCTCCAGGAATTAATGGGGCTGGTGGAGCGCCTACACTTTCTCAATTTAAAACCCCTGAAGAACAGTTAGCTGAAGCGACGAAAGCGTATGAATCGCGGTTATCAAGCGAAGGTCGTTTAATTGGGGCTGGATATGAATTAAGTCCAGAAATGAAAGCCTTGCAAGACCGTTTAATGGGTCTTACTACGCAAGGTCTTACTGACGCAGAAGGTGCGGCGGCTCGATATCAGCCTTTACGTGAAGCAGGGCAAAGTTTATTTGATCTTGGTAAGCAATACTTAGCTCAAAGTCCAGAAGAAGTTGCGGCTAAATATATGGCGCAACAGCAAAGTCTTTTAGCCCCTAGCCGCGAACGTCAATATGCTGGCCTGCAAAACCAGTTATTTAATACTGGGCGCGCTGGATTAGCAGTCGGTGGAACAGGAGAGCGACCAGATGGTACAGCCGGTTTAGCTGCGGCTAATCCTGAGATGGAAGCATATTACAACGCGCTGGCGCAACAAAACGCTACGCTTGCAAGCGAAGCACAAAAACGAGGGCAGGAAAATCTTGCTTTTGGTACGACGTTGTACAACACTGGTGCGGGTTTACTAGGTGGCTACGATACGGGCGTTACAGGTGCTCTGTCTCCATTCAGTTCCTATTTAAGCGGTGCTACTGGACTTGAGTCATTAGGCCAGCAACCGCTTACATTAGGTTCGGAATTAGGTGGACGTGCAGCCACAGCAGGCGGTAATGTAGGAAATTATTTGATGACTGGAGGTACTGGGGCTGCTGCTGCTATAGCTCGTACTGCTGGACTTAATCCAACGGCTGACTTTATATCCGGTTTATCGTCTAATAAACAACTAACTGGTGAATTAGGTGGATATTTAAGAGGACTTTTTGGTGGTGGTAGTTCTACTTCTGCTTTTATACCGTAAGGAACAATCATGGCACAAAGCGAAATTCTAGGGTTGTTCACGACGCCTGAGCAGTATCAACAAATGCAGCAAATGCAGCAACAGCAAATGGCTGCTGATTATGCTGCCCGTAGTCCCGAGCAACAAATTCGTTATGGTGCGTACTCTGCTGGTCAACAGTTTGGCGGCGGTTTAGCAGGCGCGTTAGGCGCGCAAGACCCGCAGCTAAAAATCATTGCGCAACGTCAGGCGTTGTCTAAACAAATCGACCCTGCTGATCCTGAGTCGATTATGAAAGCCGCTAACATTGCTGCACAAAGTGGCGATCAGCAGTTTGCTATGACGTTAGCAGAGTACGCACGTAAAGCGCAAAGTGAAATGGCTTTGGCTACACAACGTGGGCAAGAAAAACTTACGCCTGAAGATCGTAACGCTAAGGCATACGCACTTACTAAAGGTTTTCCTGGTAGTGAAGAATACGCTAACGCGTATCAAGAAAGGTTAACCGCACTTACTGTAAAAGGTAAAGAAGATAAAACGCCTGAATGGAGACAAAAACAGGAAGAATTATTTTTACGTAAAGGGCAACTTCGCACGTTAAAGAAAAATGCGCCAGACGATCCATTTATAAAAGATTTGGAAGACGAAATCAGACGGCTAGAAGGTGGCGCTGAAAAAACACCTACGTTTGGCGCTGAAAGAGAAGCTAAAGCTAGAAGTGAATTTGGAAAACCGTTTAACGAATTAACGCAACCACAACAAAAAGAAGTTGAAAAACTTGTTGAGGCTCGACAAACGGCTACGACGCCTAAAACTACAATTACCAATGTATTGCCAGGTCAAAAAGCATTGGTAGACATCCCTAAGTTTAGGCGCGATGTTCAGCAAACTATTGACCCGCAAATTAAAACTGTTACGGCAGCGGATCAGGCATTGCAAGCTATCAATGATTCGTTAGCTACTAACAACTTCGCGTCGTTCCGTGCTGGACAGACGCAATTTGCGCGGGCTATTTCTGGTTCAGGCGATTTAAGTCAAAAAGAACTTAAAGCAGCGGGTGCTGACCCTTCACTGTTAGGGGGGACTGCGGATTACATTTCCAGTTTGTTTACTGGAACGCCTACCCCAGATACGCAGAAAAAGATTCGCGCTACGTTACTAGCTATTAAAAAGGTTGCTACCGCAAAAGCTAACGCTGAATTGATGCAGCAGCGTAAACTTGCGGAACGGGCTAAATATTCGCCAGAGGATATTGACGCTGCGCTTAACTTTCCTGAGTTTAGCGCCCCCGCTGTTTCCATCCCTAAAGGTAAAACAGTTACGCGTACGCTTAAAAGCGGAAAAGTTGTCACAGTTGAGGAATAATAATGCCGACCTATACCATTGATGGAAAGCGGTACACCAG